CTTCGAAGTCGACGATCGCCTGCTGCAGCTGCGATCCGATCCCTTCGCCCATCAGCGCCAGCGCCTTCGGCACGTCGTAGTCGTTCGCCTTGACGATGTTGGCCAGCGACTGGCCCCAGCCCGGCGACTTCTGCGCGATCATCTGGCGAAAGAATGGCCGGCTAGGGATGCGGCTCGTGCCGAATTCCTGCATCGCCGCCACCAGCGGTACCGGCGTGCCGTCCGGATAGGTTGCCCCTTCCAGGAAGCCAACCTTCACTTCGCCCCCCTTGCCGGCCTTCTTCAGGATCTCCTGCAGCCTGGTCTTCAACCGCTCGCCGCCGCTGAAGTTTTCTACGCGCATGCTCGCCTCGAGGATCCCGGGTAGTAGCGGAACGTCCTGTAGCTGGCAGTCGCCTGCCAGAACGATGCGCCGTATTTCGTCTGCATGAACCACGCCGAGGTGCCGGCCGGCGGCCCCATATCGGCGGTCACCGACACGCTGCCCTCGGTCGCCTGGGAAATGCGGCCGACCAGCTGCGCGCTGGCGAGCGCCGCGATGTGCGCCACCAGCATATTGAACAGCACGGCGCGCGCCGTCACGTCGGCGACAGGACTGGCGTCAGAGTTGTCCAGATAGAGCGTCGCTTCCGAGAAATACGCATCCAGCGTTTTCGGCGACAGCGCGGCGAACTCCGGATAGCGGGCGCAGAACAGCGCCGAATCGAAAGCGACGATCGCCATGGTTACGCCTGCGTCATCGATTCAGCCGGCTCGATGCCAGGCGCGGGCTTGGCTGGGTCCAGGCCCTCGAAGCCGGTCCGATTGTCCTGTTTGTCGTTTGCCTCGGCGGTGGTGTTCGCCGCTTTCTCGTGCGCGAAGATGAAGCCGCCCTTGACCATGGGCGAGTCCTTGAACACCTTCAGCCAACGCTCGAAGAATTCCTTGTCGACGCCTTCCGTGATGCCGTGGCCGCCGATGACCTGCGACGCGTTCGAGCCGTTCAGCGTGACGCGCGTGCCGTCCAGATCCAGATGCAGTCCGTGCGGCAGCTTGCAGCCGACGATTACAGTCGTTGCTCCCATTTTTCTTCCCCTCTATGAATTGGCCCGACCGAAGCCGGGCCTTGATTGGTTCGCTGCGGCTTAAACGCCCAGCATCTGCGCGATGGCGATCGGGCGGCGGATGATCGAGCCCCAGGTGCCGCCGGACTTCTTCTGCTTGAAGCTCGACAGGTCGACCACGACCGGGTGCGCACGCATCTTCTCGGTGAAGGACGCGTAGGCGGTCTTCTGGCCGTCGATGGACTCCACCATCAGCTGCACCAGGTCGCCGCTTTGCGTGGTGTATTCCACCGCGGTTTCGACGCGCAGGTTCGGGAAGTTCTTTTTGATCAGGTCCATGACGTTGACGTTGTACTGATTCGTCTTCGTCAGGTTGACCTCGGCCGTCGGCGACATGGCCAGCACCAGCGGGGAGTCGCGCTCGACCAGGCCCTTGAGCTGCGCCTGCAGCTGGCCGTACAGCGCGACGATGTCGCCGTAGACGCCGTTGGCGTCTTTGGTCGACCACAGCGTGCCGGAGCTGCTACCGGTGGCCAGCGGGGTGATCGGCGTGGTGAGCGACGGATCGTTCAGCAGACCGTAGTTCTGCAGGTTGGCGATGCCGTAGAAGTACGACTTGTTCAGGAACTTCGACATGGCCAGGGCCGAGGCGATGTTCAGGTTCGCCGCGTGGTCGATCTTGCCGACGCCTGCCATTTCCAGCTCACGCTCGCCCCACTGGGTGACGGTCTGGAAGTGGTAGGACTGGCGCGGCACCCAGTTCACGTTCGCGTTCACCGAACCGTTGTTGCTGAAGTCGCCGTAGCTCGACACCTCGCCGGTGGATTCCACGACCGGGAATTGCGCGGTCAGGGTGGTCCAGTCGCCCTTCTTTGTCTCGCCGATGATCTCGGCGGCCTTCATCGGGGTCACCAGGATGCGGATGAATTCCGGGTCGATGAAGTTGGTCAGGAAGGCCGGCACGCCGGCATTGCTGGTGGTGACCAGGGTCGGCTGGGCGTCATTCGCCAGACCGTAGTCGTGGCGGATGTCTTCCGGCAGGTAGTCGACGGCCATCGGAATGACCACGCCGTAATCACGCGCGACCTTGCGGAAGTGCGCTTGCGCTTGTGCTTGCGTCAGTTTCATGGATTAACCCCAGGTGGAGATTTTGACCAGTTCGCCGGCGTTTGCTGCGCTGTCGACGAAGAACGGAGTTTCGGTGAAGCCGGTGATGGTCGCGCCCGCGGCACCGGTCTTGACCGAGCCGTCGGTGTTCGAGGCGAAGACCTTCTGGCCGACGGTCGCGGCGGTCGCGGTGCGGGCCCAGAAGTCGCCGGCGCGGTGCAGCGTCACCGGCTGACCTTGCGGGATGACCATCGACTGCGCGCCCAGCCAGTTGGTGATGAGCGCCTGCATGTCGCGGTGGACGAAGCCGGTCGGCACGCCGGAACCGACGTTGCTGACCGTGCCGTCGGCGGCGGCCCAGGCGAAACGGCCGACGGTCACGCCGGCAGCGGCTGCGACGAAGGCGCCTTCGCCGGTCACGACGGAGGCGCGCGGGTTGGCGGAGGCGAAATCGCCCTCGACGGCCGGCGCCTGGTATTGATTGACGGTGTTTTGGAATCCCATGGCTTAGCTCCGGATCAGCTTGCCGGCAGTCGGGTACTGCGCGGCGAAATCGGTTTCAGAGGCCGCATCCTGGGCGATGCGGGGCTGCTTCGGCTCGGCCGGCTTAGCCAGCATGCGCACCATCGCGCCGTAGGCGGAGGGATGCACGCCGGTCAAGTCGACCTTGGCGGCGTCGAGCGCTAGCTTGTAGACGGCTTCAGCTGAGTCCTGCGCGACGACTTCGCCGATCAGCGGGAAAACTTCCTTCTCGGCCTGGCGGATCGAGTTCATGCGCTGGATGGTGGCCTGCTCGGTCGCGGCGACAGCGGAGCGGATGGCGGCGTCCATCGCCTTGCCGTCCTCGTCCTTCTTCTTCGCCTCTTCCTCTTCGGCCTTCTTCTTGGCTTCCTCGTCCTCGTCGTCCTCGGCCTTTTTCTTGTCATCCTCATCCGGCTCGCCATCGGCGGCCAGCTTGATGACGTTGGCCAGAACGGTCGGGTCGGCGACGCTGAACTTGGCGGTCACGTCCTTGACGATGCGGGCTTGATCCTGGGCGAAGGTGGCGGCCGTCACACCGCGCACGAGCGCGCCGAGATCGCCGATTGCGGCGTCTTGAGCAATCAAGGGCCGCAGGTACGCGGCCAGAGCGGCTTTGACGGCAATCGCTTTGCGCGATGCTTTCATGTGGTCATACTCCATTGGTTGTTGAAAAGGGTCTTTGTCGCCGACAACCACATCCGGCCCGGCGCGGCCTACTTCCACCAGGGCGACGTGATTGCCGATGATCTCGGTCATCACGCCGTCATAGGGTTTGCCCTCGTAGACGCCCGGCGTCATCACCGGGGTGTAGCGATAGGCGCAGGAGAGTTCGCACTGCTCGCGGGTCTCGACGCCAGCGATGGCCAGCTCGTCCCAGATGACCAGGCTATTTTTCAGGTACGGGGCTTCGAAGACCGCATCGGTGCCGGTCGAGCCGACGACGATGTCCTTCTGCGGGTTGGCGGCCGACACCGGCACATGCCGAGACAGCAGCGGAATGTTGTTGAAGCTCGCCGCCGCCTTTTCCAGCTCGGCGGGGTCGCGCAGCAGCTGGTAGACGCGGTCCGGATCCAGCCCCAGTGCCTCGGCGCCCGGGATTTCCCGCCCGAGGTACGGGTTCACGGTGGCCTTGCTGATGTTGGAGATGCGCACATGCAGCCGGCCGTCGGCGTCGACCGTCCGTGCAGAGCGGTCGAAGGCGAAACGTAGGTCGTTCATTCGATGAATCCCGGGATGATTGGTGAACTAGTGCAGCGGCAGTTGATTTCGACGCCCGGCCACGTCCAGACGCCGTCCAGGTACATACCCCTGGCGAGGTCGTACACCTTGCCGTCGGCATGGACGTGCGAGGGCCGTGGTTCCTTGCCGGCGCCGCTGTGCCGCCATTTCGCCTGGGTGATGCCCAGCGACTGCTGGCGGGTGCGGGTGATCGCCGCGGTGGCCTTGTTGTTTTGATCGCGAGCGATCAGCGCCGCGCGCCGCTTGCTGACACCGAACTGCTTCTGCAGCCCCTTGGCCAAGGTGCCGAGGTCGCGCCCCTGCTGCACCGACTGCATCACCAACGTCTCGACCTGCGAGAGGTGGCGGCTGGCAATCGACTTGATCAGGCTGACGTTCTCGCCGATCACCGCCTCCAGGGCGTCATTGATCGGCTGCGTGACGCGGAATTCCACGGAAAAACCGGCGTCCTTCAGCGTAGCGGCCAGCGCCCGGTCGGCGTAGTCGCGGTTCTTCTGCGCGAACCAGGCGGCGAGCTTCTCCGCGCCAGTGTCGAAGTTGCGCATCCACTGCGCGGCCATGCGGCGCATCAGCGCGCGCATCGCCTCGGCGGGGCTGTCGTCCTGGGCGATGCGCGGGAGCTGCTGCTTGTAGCCGGCGCCGACCCAGTGCAGGATCGACGCGTTCATTTCCTCGACCAGGGCGGTCAGGCGCTTGCGGTACTGCGCCTCGATGCCGGCATTGCTCCGCACCGGCCTCAGAGCGATGTCGCGGCCGGTGGGCGAAGCAAGTCTAGTCATCGTCGTCCTCGGTGTCGTCGTCCGCACCTGGTGCGGCGTCGTTTAGGTCCAGCGCGTGATAGCTGTTGGCGGGATCCGCCGCGATGCGCTCGCGGGCCTCGTCTGCGGAAATCACGCCGGCGCTGATCAGTACCGCGTCGGTGTCGGCATCGCTCTTGCGGATCGCAGCCAGTTCGGTCGGGTTCATCTGGGCCAGCGGCTCATACTCGAAGCTGATGTCCGGGTCGATCTCGCCGAATTTCGACAGCTGGATGACGTCGAACACCCGCTTCAGGTTGTCGGTGAAGATCGCCTCCTGCATGGAGTGGATGTATTCGCCGAAGACCTTGATCTCGCCGTCCGTGGAGGCGTTCAGGCCGCTCGGGGTGATGCCGAGCAGGTAGACCAGCGGGATGTTGCTGACCGAGGCCATCTGCTCTTGCGCCTGGGCCTGCAGCGCGTCCAGGCCGGACAGCGGGGTGTTGAACTGGAAGAACTCTTCCGTCTCCTTGTCCATCATCAGCACGCCGCGGTTGTCGCGTAGCTGGTTGAACAACTGGGCGCGCTCGAACACCGAGTTGTCGACCTGTCCGGATAGTGCTGCCCCCATGTTCGTCTTGATGCCCGACACCGAGAACGAGTGCACCATGTCCGAGACGCTGTCCCGGGTACGCAGCCAGTTGTTCACGTAGGGCTCGGCGAGCTGAGACAGCGACAGGCCG